ATAATTATTTTTATAAATTTCTGGAAGCCTAGGCTTAGTCTAGGCTTTATTGCTTATAGCAGTTATGGCTTTAGCTATATATGTATATATTTCTCTTATAGCTTATATATCTATATATATTATATATAGTGTCAAAATAGTTGAAACTTCTTGTAACATAGAATCGTATTATGTAAATTATGACTAAGATGGCAAGTAAAATACCGATAGCAAGGAAGAATTGTTGCAATTGGAACAATGGTAAGTGTCTGGGTTGCATGTTTAAGAACCGTGATGGTAAGTTGATAATGATGATGGACAAGAAGTATGCGGGTAAACCATGTGTTGTTGATGACGGTTGCCAGTATTTTAAAGAAATAGTTATGAAAGGGGTAATATGCACGTAACAACATTTGATGATGAAGCAGTAGTAATCGATGCTGAGTCTTATTTTTATCTTTGGTGTTGTGATTGTAACCTTAGACACCTTGTTGTAGTCGAAGCTATAGGCAAGGGAGCTGATAAATTTAAATCAGACGAGGGTAAGATAGCAATTGCCATGTCAAGAGACCAGGCGGCAACAGAGATGTCAAGAAAAGATAACAACATAGTTCTGTACAAACGAAACCAGAAGAAAAAAGATGTCAAAACTAAAAAAGCATAGAAGAGCGATTGTAATACCCGACCAGCATTTCCCTTTGCACGACAAAAAAGCTGTTAATGTTGTTTTAAAAGCTATTGAACTTGTAAAACCTAACATATTTGTCAATCTTGGTGATGTTGGTGAGTGGGAATCGGTCAGTAGTTGGAAATATAAGAAAATTAAACAACCGCCATTGGAATATCAGCTGCCGATAATCGATGAGGAGATATCTGCGGTTAATGATGGGATAGATTTATTCGATAAGGCGTTGGATAAGGTAAAATGTAAGGAAAGATACATTTGTGCTGGGAATCATGATGTGTGGTTGGACGCTTTTGTTGAGAGATACCCCTATATGAAGGATTATACATTTAGAAAGGCTTGTAAATGGGATGAAAGAGGATATAAGTACTTGCCGTACAACTATCCGCTTAAAATTGGTAAATTAACGTTTATACATGGTGCATTCGCTACAATCAACCATGCAAAGAAGCATCTTGATTCTTATGGTGCAAACCTTGTTTATGGTCATACACACGATATACAGCGTATTACAGGAACAAAGCTTGGTGGAACCATTGGTTCTTGGAGTTTGGGTTGTTTAAAAGATATGTCACGGGAACAAAACAAGTGGTTACGTGGTAGACTACATAACTGGGCCCATGCATTTGGTATTATAGACTGGTTTCCCACAGGAGACTTTAGAATGGATGTTGTTGACATCCACAAAGGGAAGACTTTCGTCTGGGGGCAGACGATAGATGGAAACAAGTAGGAGTAATTATGATTACTGTTTCCTTAAATACCTATACTCGGAGGGGCGGCATTGGGCTCGTCTAATCAACAGGTTGGGAGTAGTATAGGTGCGAACAAAGAAAATTTCCCGAAATCTAGAAGTTCTATATGAAAATGTGGATGAGTTTCGTAATTTCTACCCAGAGAAGAAACTTCTATCCGATTGGAGAGAAGCCCATGAGGGCGAATGGGTTATAACTGACGATTTTCAGGTTTGTAAGATTTTAAGACGTAGTACCATGAAAACGGCTTCTGGTAGTGAAATGGGCTATGTTAGAACGATACTTGGGACATATACTACGAATCCTAATGTCGATATGGGCGGAATGCCTCCCAAGAACATATATTCGTTCTCAAATAAGAAGTTCTGTAAAAAGCTTCGTGAAGAGCGTGAAAAACCAACAAATAATGAATTTCTGTTTGCAAAGTATGTTGCGAAGGGAATGAGTCCAACAGATGCGTATTTACGTGTATTTCCAACAAATAAGCATCAATATGCTAAAGAGACAGCTCGTGGACTGTTAAAAACCGAAAGGATACAAAAATTGGTTACAGAAGAGATAGAAGTAATTTTAAGTGATATAGGAGCGTCTAAACACTACTTGCTAGAAATGACTAAGAATGTTATTGATAACCTTGATGGCAAGGATGGTGATAAGTTAAGGGCTATTGAGCTTTTGATGAAAATAGCAGGAATGTTCCCGAATGATAAGAAAACAGAGTCTTTGACTGTATTCCAAGGATTTAGCGAAGACCAACTAAAACGTATAAGTACAGATAATATAAAAGTAATTGGACATGCAGAAAAAACAATCAACGACAAGCCTAACCCTTCGTGATGTAGGAATACACAGTGAATTAGCTGGATGTATCGTTTGTGACAAAGCATTGGTTGATAATCAGAAAGTTGTATTGATGGACTTGTTCAATTCGGTTGCCGGGTGGATTTGTCCTAAATGTACATCATTATATGACTATGATGATAATTTAATCGATATTGGAGATTTGGATGTTTATTCCGATATAAAAGGGTATGCTTAATTGGTAGAGAATAAAGAAATAAATTTAATATCAGGTTTAAAGGATAAGGATGAGGTTCTTGCTCGTTCTTATAGCGATTTACTTTATTTTGGCCGGGCTTTCCTACCAGCTGATTTCCTTAACAAAAGCTCTTCTCCTTCATTCCATGAGGAAGTGGGTAAAAAACTTATTGATACCAGCCCTGGAGCCCGTATATGTAATATTCTTCCAAGAGGATTTGGGAAGTCTATTCTTTCAAAGGCTGCTATTCTACATAAAATTGTCTTCTCTCCAAAGGGGCATAGGCAATTCATGGCGTGGGTAGCTGAAGAACAGGGTCAGGCTATTGACCATCTTAAATATGTTAAAAGCCATCTTGAGTATAATGATTCGATAAGATACTACTTTGGAAACCTTGCTGGTGATTCAGTTGGTAATAGGTGGACTGAGAAGGACATTGTTACATCAAAGGGTGATAGATTGATTGCTAAGGGTACATCTCAGAGACTTCGTGGTCGTACTGAGATTGATGTACGTTATACTGGTATTGTTCTTGATGACTTTGAGTCTGAATTGAATACAAAGACACCTGAGAGACGAGCAGAGATTAAAAAGTGGATTGTTTCGACTGTCTACCCTGCTTTAGAGGAATCTCCTGGTAAAGAGGGGTGGATATGGTTATGTGGTACGATTGTCCACTATGACAGTTTTCTACAGATGGTTGTTGATGGTCATAAACTTGCAAAACGTGAAGAGCGTGAATATCCTTGGGATGTGACATTTTATCGAGCATTACAGGATGGGGAGTCTATTTGGCCTGAACAATTCCCAGTTTCTAAGTTAGAGTCTAAAAAACGTGAATTTATAGAAGCTGGCCTTGTAAACAAGTTTGCACAGGAATATATGAATGATGCTCGTGATTTATCATCGGCAGCGTTTAAAACAGATAGAATACAGTATCATGATGGAGCATTTAAGTCGATTGATAATTATTCGTATCTTATACTCCGAAATGAAGCAATACCAATTAATGTTTATATTGGGGTTGATATAGCGGCTACAGCAACACAACGTTCTGATTTTCAGGTTATTATGGTAATTGGGGTTGATGCTAACAAGAATCGGTATGTACTAGAGTATTATCGTGAAAGAATACCAACATTTGATTTACCACAGAAAATTATCGATATGGCTCGTAAATATACTCCTGTAAGACGAGTTACCATAGAAACAGTTGCTGCTCAGGAGATGGTACGTGATATGGTTACAAGAATGGCTGCATCCGACAGAAGATTGATACCAGGAATCTTTAAGGGTGTAAAACCACCATCAGGTATAAAAAAGGCTGATAGATTAGAAACTTCACTTGGCCCGATTGTAAATAGTAAAAAATTATATATTCGTAGGGAAATGACTGAATTGGTAGATGAGATGTTTGAACATCCTGTTCCTAAGAATGATGACCTTATGGATGGATTATACTATGCAGACTATTATTCAAAGGCTCCACTCAGTACTGCAATCTCTGTAACTGAGATGCGTTCTGGTAAGAAAGGTGGTAGCAAATTAAAGGGATATTACAACTGGATGACAGGTGCTAGGCGATAAAATGGAACTTTTAGACGATTTTAGCGTTTTTTCCTTTGATTGCAATGTATTTATATTTAATTTAACCTCCAAGCGTAAGTCACATTAATATGGCATTAGAACAACATCCATCAGCAAAAGAGAACCAAGAACTGCATAGGCGGTGGCGGGATGCTCGAGCTGATTGGGAAATAGAAGCTCGCAGTGATATAGATTTCTATCATGGCAACCACTTTTCTAACGCTGAATCTGAGGAACTTCAATCTCGGAATCAGGCAGACGTTGCAATGGATAGGATATCACCTGCTATTGAAAAGTTAAAAAGCGTTATTACAGCGAAACCTCCTGTATTTACAGCAATTCCAAGAGAAGACTCTGATACTAAGGTAGCTTCTGCTTGGAGAACAATATTGGGTTATGTATGGCAGGTATCAAGCGGCGATGTCCATATGAAGGATGCTATTCATGATTACGCTGTTACGGGGCTCGGATATTTATATGTTTATATTGACCATGAAGCAGACTTTGGAAAGGGCGAGGTTAAGTTTACTTCAGTTAATCCGTTCCGTGTTTATGTACCACCATCGTCTCGCGATAGATTTTTTCAGGATGCTGATTCAATTATATTATCGACTATTCTGACTGGTGACCAAATTGTTAATTTATATCCGTTCTTAGGGGCCCAGATAGATGAGGAGACTGGAGAATTAGTACCAGGTCTCATTGAGGAGATTTCTTCATACTCAGAAGAAGATTTCCCAGAAGCTCAGAATAAGAATACTATGTCTATAAAGACTCCCGCTGAAGCGAAAGATTTAGATAATTTTAGTTCTGAAAAATATCAAATACTTGAAAGGTTCTTTAAGACCAAAGTACCGTTTTATCGTGTAGTCGATTCACGTAGTGGTGAAGAAATGGTTCTTAGTGATGAAGAGTTCGCTATCTTTCTAAAAGAAAATCCCGGTGTGTTTGAGCGTGGGTTAATGAGTTTTGAAGAAGTTCTTCAGACTCGCATTGGTGTTGTCGCGACTGTTGGTGAGGTTGTTCTATATGAAACTGTTCTCAATACTGATGTTTATCCTATTGTTCCTTTACCGAATATATGGTCAGGTACTCCGTATCCAAAATCGGATGTATCAAGAACTCGACCAATGCAGAGACTACTTAATAAATTATGGTCTCTAGCTTTGTCACACGCTCAAGCTTCTGCCGGGTTAAAACTTTTAGTTCCTTTGGGAAGTGCTATCAATGGACTTGACCAGTTAGAAAGAGACTGGGCAAATCCAAATGCAGTCATTGAAATTGATACTTCTCAGGGTGAACCACATTATCCAGCTCCAACACCGTTAGCTTCTGAGTTCTATCGGTTGATTGAACAAGCTGAGTTTTATATAGATTTTATCTTTGGTCTTCCTGAGATGATGCATGGATTTGCTGAGAAAGCTCCTGATACAGTTCGTGGTACGGAACGTATGATGATGTTAGGTTCTGAGCGTCCAAAGTCAAAATTAAGGGATATTGAATTTAGTGTTAATATTATTGGAAGGTTGTTGTATTCATTCTCTAAGGGTCATTATACATTCCAAAAGATGTTTCGATTGATACAACCAAATAACAATATTAATGAAGTATCTGTGAATATGTTGTACAGCGATATGAATCAAACAGTAATTGATATTGCAAAAGACAGGAACAATATTGGACAACATGACGTTAGAATTGAACCAGGTTCTACATTACCAACAAGTAAGTGGGCTGAGTATGGTGTATACTTTGAAGCTTACCAGGCCGGGTTGGTTGATAGAACAGAAGTATTGAAGAAGAATCCAGAGATATTCGATAAAGAAAGTATTTTGTCACGAATGAGTGAAATTGCTCAGTTGCAACAAGCTAATGAACAGTTGCAACAGCAAGTTAAAGAATTGCGGGGAGACCTGCAAACGGCACAAAGGGAGTCTGTCCAAGACAAGAAGAGGGTTGCGGTTGAGAAATTCAAACGAGACTTATCTGAAGTACGGTCAGACGCAAAAGCAGAAAAGAAAGTGCAAACAAATAAGTTTGCCGATACAGTGAAGTTCGAGTTGGAGAAATTGAAGCCTATTGTAGAAAACATGCAAGAAGGCGCCGGTTCTGCTCCTGAAGAACTCGAAACATTGTAGAAAGGAGAATCATGGAAGATTACATAGCTGAAGCAAATTCCAGCGAGGGCGTTATTGATGACGTTATAGCTGGGACTGATGAAACCAATCCTTTTGCTGATGATAATAGTGCATTTACTGAGTCGGGATACGAAGGTGTCACTCAGCCTGTTTCGGATAGCGAGACTTCACACGTAGACTGGGAGGACGAAAGCAAAAAGTGGCAATCATTATATGATAAGTCACAGTCAAGTTTGACTAAGCTTGAAGATGCTCTTGGTACTGCGGTGGAGATGCAGCAGAACAATCAGGCCGCAACTGTTAATCAGCAGAGAGAACAAGTTCCACAGGTATCCGAGGAAGAATTTAATCCTTGGGACGCCTATTACAAGCCGGATTCGCCGTCTTATCAAATGAGAGTATCTCAGGAGAATCAGTCGGTGTCACGTGCTATTGAAGGTCATATGTCTCAAATGAATGAGAATATTGCCTTGAATAACACAATAAATGAGTTAAAGAACGTTCATAAGATGCCCGATGACGATGTTAAAGAATTTTTACAGTTCGTTACCCAACCGAAAGAAAATGTCGGTTTGGATAACCTTGTAAAACTTTGGCAGGATGTCAACGGTAAAAAAGCATCTCAAGGCGTTTACGACTCACTTGAAGCGGTAAGAGCTTCCAAGAAAGCTCCCCCAAGTCCTGGGGCCATACAAGGCCAAGACTCAAGAACTCGTCCAAAAAATGAGGAGGAGTCAGCTTGGGATGGAATTATGGGAGCAAATGTTCATGGAAGATTACCGTAAATCTTAAATAACAAAGGAGTGTAAAATGGCAATTAATCAAGGTGGAGTAAAATCTACGGATGTCGTCCAAGCTTCGTCATATAGTCACGCGGCTGCCCATGGTACTACGCCTGATGTAAGACGATTATATAACTTTGGAGACAGAGTAGCAGACCTCTCACCAGAAGAATCGCCCTTTTTTGTATACTTAAGCAAAGTAAGTAAAGTACCTACTGATGATTCAGTATTTCGTTACTTGGAAGACCGTTCTAAAATCGACTGGACTAGTCGTGATTTTAGCCTAGATGGAAATGTAAATGGAGGT